CATTCCTTTGTTTAAATATAGAATCAGTAGAAAAAGCATAATTTACACCAAATTGAAAATCTTTATCATTAGATCTCATTAACCACCTTCCTGAGGAGCAACATAAAACTCAATAACAACTTCTGCAGTTGCATTATTGGTAAGTACGCTAATAGATTTTTGAACGCCTTTATTATCCTTTGAATCCACTAATCTTGCGCCTGGATTTAATGTACTTGTAGTAGCAGCAAAACTTGAACCCGCAGGTTGGGCGGCAGTAATACCCGTAAAATCTACAAATATATTTGTACCTGGTTGCGAAGCAAACGCAATAATCCATTTTTCATGGGAAAGTGGAATATTAATTGATTTTGCAGCCCCATTAACTAAGGTTGCACTATACATAATTTCTGCAGGTTGAGGCGCATACGCTACATAACCTTGATTATCGCGCCCAAAATGTAATTCTTTTTCAGCCATTTTCACATCCTTGTGAGTTTAACCATCCTGGTTGTTTATATTGTATATCAATTATCCTTAAAGCTTAATAAACATATTTACAAATGCCGATCTTTGGATATTATTATGAACTGCATTTTTACCCGTAGCATCTGTGGTACCAGATGGCTTAGTATTATTATATGTAACGGTTGGACCACCTAATGCTGGAGGAGGGCCAGCGCCTAAGAATTCAAAATATTCTTGATCTGCTGTGAATGTATGCGTATGTTCGGCTAATTCAGCTACAGTCAATTGATGGTCAGATTCACCTGTACTTGCGCCAATAGAACTTTGCAGTGTGTTTGCGCCAGTACCCAAAGTATAAAAATTCACACTATAGCCATTTACCGCATTTTCATAACTTCGAGATATTTTGTATTTAGTGAGACTAGTAGATCTACTACTAATATAATAAATCTCTGCCGTGCTTAAATTATTTGGTAATGTTCCAACCTGATTAAATATAATAGGAGTTCCAGTTAATAAAGTTTGAGAAGGCGCAGACGATAATGTAATAGATAAATCAGTATTTCTAAGATTTATTGCAGACGAATAAGGACCAGTAATTACAATCCGATCATTATCGGTAGTTGCATTAAATAAACTCTCATAAAATGCTAATTCATTTGCTGCTATTACTCTTACAAAATAATTAGTATTGGCAGTTAAACCATACATAGTGGTATCTACTTGTGCAATATCGCCCTTTAATAGATCTCCAATATCTGTAAATGTAACACTTTCTGTGCGAGCACCCGTATTAATTGTGGTTGATGCTGAGGTGGTAATATTAACTGTAAATTCAATATCAGTTTCAAATGTTGGCGAAGAACCCATTAATACTTGCGCTAAACTTAGAGGTAATGTCATTTTTTTATTAGCAATAAAATCATTTTTTGCATCTGTTTCGGTTGATCCTGCTCGCCCTCCACTAACAGGCGCATATAAATCTGGAACTTTTAAATATAAATCTCTAAACAAAGGCCATGTATCAACATTATTCCTTGCTGTACCATTTGAAGCAAAATTACCAATTGTTCCGCCATTTGCCGAAACCCATCCTTCACCTTGAAAATTTAATGATGATCTAACATCGCCTGTTCTGAATCCATTAATAAATGGATCAATTTGATCATAAGTTTGAAATTCATTAGTAGGAACATCATCGCTTAAATAAAGGGAGGGTAAACAAAAATCAATATTAAAATCTAATTCTTCCGGTAATTCTATTCTTAAAAAGTATGCATCATCACCAGTATTACTAGGCAAATCTAACCCACTTGTCGATGGAAATTTAAATGTTCTATGAAATTTTCTCCATTCAGTAGATAAAGTAAGTTGGCTATCTGGAATTGTAATCGCGGTAGATGTCCCAACATCGGAACCTAAAAATTTATAAATTGCTAAGGTAATTTTATTATTTACATTAACATTTCCAGAACGTGCCCAAATAGTTAAAGAGGCATCAATATCATCTAAGGTTTTTAAATGTAAAGAAATAGGTATTTGATAATATTTATTTGAATCATTGGCAGTTTGTGTTGTACAAATATGATTTAAATAATATTCAGGACGTGCGCCCCCTTGAAATGAATCTGCGCCAGATTCAAATTGTTTGAATGTTAATGTATCTACACCCCCTGTAATTGCTTTTTTAAAGCGCATATCCGGCTCATTAAACCCATCATGCGCACTCGGACACACGACTAAATTGGTTTGATTTGTTAAATCTGTCGATTGTGGCTGTTTATTTCCTTTAGTTTTAGTAATATTTCTCCAAAATCTATTATTAATTATTAAGTTTTGATAATTCGCTACCACACTATCTTGACGTTCATCAGGCACGGCAGGGAAATTCTGAACTGTAAATTGTCGTTGTCCTGAAGAACTATCAATAGTTATGTAATATGCCTCTGGCGTACTTGGAGAATCCTCAGCAAATGGATAATAAAAAGGAATGACATTATTTCCGTTGTCATCAACAATGGTCCCAATTGAACTTAATGTAAGCGGATTTGGTAATGCTTTAAATTTGTAATCACCATAGGTGCCATCCAAATAATACCAATTTTTTAATACTTGACGATCATTATCTTTATATAAAGTTACAATGCCTGCTGTTAACGCTTCACTGGTATCTTTATCTACAAAATAATCCTGCAAAATATACGCTTGTACTAAATTTTCTTCTACTATTGGCATTTTGTCTTCCTTGACAAATTTTTATTTTAAAAGTTGCTGTAAAATATTTGGTAACCCTGTATGTTTTAAAACACTTGCTACACCTTTTGATATATATCCAGGTTTTTTATTTTCTTTGCTAAGTTGTCGTTGAATTATATCATTCAATTCTGTTACAGGGTGATCAGGAACTAACCCATAAGGACTTCTTTGTGCTTTAGTGACCGCTGTATTTACTTCTTTGGGAGTTGCACCTGTAAAATAATATGGTTGACCTTCAGGATTAGCCGCGTTTTTTGAAAGAGGATTAAAGCGAGACATTTGTTCTAAGGAACTATTATTCATAACAGGATGATACATAGCAGTTTTTATTGCATTTCCCATTCTCCATCCTTGTAGAGCCTTTGGATCATTCACCAAATGATTTTCCATTATTTGATCAGAAATATTTCTAACTTGTTTTATGGCATCTCTGTAATTAACTTTTCCAGCATCTCCAAAGTCAGCATTAGCTAACTCTTGCCCCGCCAAATCCCTAACATTTTTAAGGTCTTCAGCTGTCCTACTTTTCATAAATGTATCTATAGATTTTTTCATAGGCGTAGATAAATCTTGTAAAACGTTTCCATCCACAATATTTATTTTTTGAGGATTATCCTGTAACCATTTAGCACGCAAAATATCCTTAGTAGCGGGGGATTCCAATATGTTTGGGTTTCTAAACTGAGGTGCTAAATATTGAAATAATTCTTCATTAGACGGTTCTTTTCCATTATTTTTTATAAAATCATCAATATTAACTATGTTTTTATCACCATAAATATAGGGAGTAGATGGAGAATATGCTGCATCTGCTTGTTGGCCAATTTTATCCATAATACTTTTAAAACCACCTTGTACGGCAGCATTCGATATATCAGATGAAGTAGCTTTTTTTGGTAAATTAGTTAATATATCTTTTAAGTAAGGTAAATTTTGTTGAGATGCTTCTAATATTTTAGGTGATTTTCTAGCCAAAGCACCAAAAGCTGCGTCTCCTATTCCTAAGGCTAAAGGGCCCCATTGACCTGCTAATTCTCCATACTGACCGCTTCTATCTTGCGGTAATCCTATTTCTTTGGAAATGTTTATAGATGGTAACTGAAGTGCTTGTTCTGTTGGTTTATCACCCATTAAATTTTTTATTTTATTAACAATATCAGCACTTGCATGTAAAGCCGGATTTAAAAGGCTTTGCATACCTTCATAGGTTCCTTGAGCCATACCAGTTGGTATATGTGATACAAAAGATTCAACTGGTTCAACATAAGAGCTATAAAACGATGGATCTTGTGCTTGATTTAATACAGGCGTATAAGGTGCATACTTACTCTTTGTAATAGGCTGTTGATCATTTTCAACAGGAGTATATGGAATATATTTAGGCATATTATGCAGCCCTAAAAGTTTGTTTTGGGTTATCAGGATTATAGTAATATGTGATACCCGCACTGTCAGTTTTTGTAGGCCAAGATTCTATTTCTTTATCAGTTGGGGTCTGATAAGGATATGTATCAGATACTAAACCTTGAGCGTTTTGTGTATTAAGGCCTGGAATATTAACTAAGTTATTAATTAATTTCTTATAAGGATCCACGCCACCCATAAACAAAGCTTTTACCGGATGTTGGGCTACTAATTGTGCTAGGGCTAGGCCGAATTTTGAAGGCATTAATTTTTTCATTTCCTCTAAATTTTTAACTTCTTGTTGAGTTAGACCTGCGCCAGCTAAAGTCTTCTGAATATCTGCGCTAATTTTTTGACCGGAATAAGGCGTTATTTCTTTTTCCTGCAAAGCTTTTTGTTGCTGTTGCGTCAGTGCAGCCTGTAATTGTTGTGGTAAAAATCCAGTTTCAATTCCAGATTGTCGCGCTTGTTGTACGCCTAATAAATTTTTGTTCATCTGGCCCATAGAACTTAATGCTGATTGCATCGGGCTAAGCAATCTTGGATCCATTACATTTAAATTTGGATTAGGTATTCTCATCTATAATCCTCCTGCACCTATTATTGATCCAATAATGGATCCTAAACCACCTAACATACCGCCTTCTTGCTGTGCTTGCTGTGCTTGTTGTTCTTGTGCTTCTTGTGCTTGTGCCATTAATTGAGATGCTATTACATTCGCCATATTAGTTGCGCCTTGCATACCCATACCAGCTAATTGTTGTTCACCACCTAAACCAGCGCCCATCATTCCTTTCGCTTGGTTTAGCCAATTATAATAATCCTGATTTGCTAATTGGGTTGCTAATTGTTGAGATTGTTGCTGTGCTTGAGGAGATCCTGCCATTCCACCAGCCGCGGCAGCATGACCAGCGCCTTGAAGCGCTTGTTGCATCATAAAATTAAATCCAGGAGATTGATGAAATTGACCGCCAATTTTATTAAGCATTTCACCTGGATGTTGAGCCAATTGACCATATTGTTGTGATAAAGGACCTAATTGTGATTGTCCAGCTTCCATATACGGTTTCATATATGGAGAAATCTCCCCAGGTAATTGTTGTAAATATGAAGAGGGGTCTTCACCTGAATCCCCTCCAAATAAACCGCCTAATATGGATGGCAAAATACCTCCAAGAGCGCCACTTAATAATCCATGACCCCAATCAAATCCACTGCTAGATGGATCACCTCCCATCATTCCTCCTGCTTCAGGAGATAAATATTGCTTAAAAGATGATGGGGTAATAGCAGATCTTTCCCAGGAGGGTGCCATTGCTCCTAAACCTGTACCTGCACCCATTGTGGCTGAATATGGATCTCTCATAACTCTTCCTTAAGTTATCGTAAATGTTTTCCACGCAGGATCATTACCTGATGGAGTAGTACTAATACCTAAAATTTGAGAGCTTGGGTCTCCCTTTACTTCAAATTCTATTATAAATATCTTAGGCACTTCATTAGTAATATCATAAACTATTTTACCAGCAATATTAGGTGTAGGGGGATTAGTTGTTGATAAAGTTTTTCCAATTAAATTAGTATAAATCTGCTCAATAGAATCTAAGTCAGTTTCATTTAATCCAGGAAATTGAAATCCTTCATTTGAAAATGTGCGTTGTAAATTCTGGAATAAGTTAGACAAAGCTAAATGCCATGTCTCTGTCATACTGCCATCTTTATGTGCGATTTTAGATCCACGTGGAAAATCTGGAAAAATGGATTGACGTAATTTATCTAATAAGTTCTGTGCCATTTTATTTCCTTATATTGATTACACCACCATCTGCTACGACAGCACCGACATTCCAGAAATTAAATTGACATACCACATCATTTCCCATTCCTACGTTCCACCAGATTAATTTATTTTTACGTTTTCCAATATGTGGTAACTGGTAAGGAAAGTTTGAACTAAATGTTGCACCGCCATCATAAGATACCGACAAATCTACGCGTGGTGTAATTGGCACCAGATTATTATTATCAGTAATTAAAAATGCGCTTTCACTAAAATCAACAATTTCACCTATTATTAAATTATCATTTTCTGTTTCCCAAAAATTACCATTTTCAAAAAGCAAAAAACCTTCAAATGCAATATCTTCAGTTATTAATTTTTTATCATCTTCCGTTAATAAAAACCAAGGACCATGGTCTTGATAAATATAATCAGATTCACCACTTTCAATTACAAAACTTACATCATTTACAATAAAATAATCTTGGGATGGTAATCTAATATTCTGCGTATACCTAATACGTGGGACCTCATTTTTAACAATTATATTTTCAGCATTCGTATCTTCATAAACATTAAATACCGTATCAAAAATATATAAGTTTCCATGATTTCTACTAATAGAAAAATATTGGTTTTGATACCAAACTGCTTGACCCATGATGTAATAATTTAATCTTTCATCACATGCGTTATAAATTTTATTTGTGGTTAAATCGAAAACATACGAAAAGTTATCAGTATAAAAATTAAGATGGTAAAATAAATGGCCATTTTTTCTGAAAATAAAACCTTGAGAATCTTCTGGATTGTCAATTTCAGATAATTGAAAATCAATCCCATCGGTGGTTATTTTTTTTGGTTCTGGCCCACCTGTTGTATACATTACAATTGGACCTGATTTTTCATTTTGTCCAAGCCAAATTACAATATCGTCTAATACAGCAACAGTCGCAGGACTGACGCATCCATAATCAATGGAACTTTGATTCTGACGCTGATAAGGAAATAATTGATTGCCCGTATCAAACCAAAATTCAGTAATTGCTTTTCCCATAACCAGAATCATATTTCCTCTGGATGGAAAGCGTGTTACTGCTTGTGTAACATCTGATTTAGATTCTAAAAGTCCCACATGCTGTGCATCAGATGGCCATACAAATCCATTGTTTTGTCCCGATAATCTCCACGTGTTTTGCGCAGGCGGTGCGTAGAACGTATCGTTTTCTGCCGATGCAATAAAATATGTATCATGGAAGGTAATGAATCCAGGCGTAAAATCGGTTGGAATTGCTTGAAAAGGCCCAGATGTGAGAAATTTATTTGTGCCAGTACCATCTATGGTAACTGTATAAGTGTTTCCATTAAAGGCATCTAATGCGGTAGGCGAAACCTCAATTTGTGTTTGGTTATTAGCGGTTGTATAGTTTCCCACATAATAAGTGGCACTATCTGATAAAACAAAAGGCGTCCCAGATGCGCCTAATTTTACGGTTGGTAAACTCCCTCCCGTATTAGAAAATGTAATAGGTTCACCAATGGCAAATACAACTTCTCTATCAACAGTAAATTGTCTTTTTCCTGGATCAGTAGGTGCAGCTGCGTCAGTTGTAAATATATAATTATCTGCTTTTAATGCTTGATCATATAAATAAAGATTTACGCCATCAGATATTAAAATTTGTGGTTTATTATTTTCAGCAAAATATACAATTCCTTGCGTTGTATCGATAGAGCCAATCTTTAAAACATCTTGTTTTATTATTTCTCTGGTTTGATGATTATAGTCAACATCAATCGAATAAACGCCATCATCAAATACAGCAAACATTTTATTTAAACGAACACTTTGATATAAACCACGTCCTCGTTCTGCTTGCGAAAAATTATTATTATCCATTCCAACTTTATATCCCATATACGGGACTAACCAATTATCAGAAATGGTCATATTGTAGGTGCGTTCTGTGCTCTGTTTGGTATAAATTCCAAATACAGAGGAACCAACTACATTGAGTGGAAATTGTTGGAATGTCTTATTTCTAGCATAGCCCATGTACCATCCTTGGTTGTGGGGTTTTACTTTATTTACAATTATGTTTTATCATATATTGTTTTATGTTTTCTAATCTAGTAAGTGATTCTTTTAGATGACCAACTACTATATTACAATTGTGACATAACAATTCTCTTACTTCGCCTGTTTCATGGTTATGATCAATTGCTAATCTGCAAATTTGACCTTGCGTGCGAGATTTTTTAGTTTCATAATCACCACATGCTGCACATTTACTATCTTGTTTATCCAACATCCATTTATATTTTTCATATGTGATGTCTTTTCCTTTAATAACATCTAATTCTCTATATTTTTGTAAATTAGTGGCTCTCTTATTTCTTTCCCATTCTCTATATTTTTCTGGATTTTGTTCCCTATCCTTTCTTATTTTTTCGTTAATTTCATCTTTATGAATTTCTCGCCATTCTTGTTGATATGGTTTCATATAATTTTCATAATGATATTTTGGTCTTTTCCTTTTTGTTTTTTCGTATTCTCTACTTTTTTCTCTTAATTTTTCTCTATTTGCATCACTATAGTCTTTTCTACAAGCCTTACATCGAAATCTAAATGTTGGTTTATTCTTTGGCCTTTCTTCGTAGACCTGCGATATATTTAAATCTCCATGTTTTTTACAAACTTTAACTATTTCTTTCATATTAATATTCCTTACTTTATGGGAAAGGAATATTAATACAAACCAATTTAAACCGCAACCTATTTTAAAAATAACACTATACTTATACTGGTCGCCATCCTCGTCCTTATGAAGGGCGCCACCCCCTGCCAATATTGACATCGCCCCAACTAAATCCTTGACCCCCTCTAGCAAGCGTAGTTGTCTTTTTATTACTCAAGTCAACGCCAGTTACATACATCAATTTGTGTTTGTAAGAATTTAGGATGCGTTCAGATTGAGGATTAAAATCTACGCCATATTCTGAACACATGTATTGTGCTAATGCATAACGTAAATATTCTAAATAGGATCGGTCATAAACCGTTTCCATCTCAGTATCTAAATTGACATCTGTCAAAAAGAACTTACCAAAGATTTTGATTGGAAACTCACCTTGTGGAAGGAAATACATGTATAAATCACCACCACCTAACTTCCTGTTAAATGTCCAACTAAAAGGCAATGAGCTGATATTATCTACACGTGCAGATCCAAAGTAATTCCTTTGAGACGTGTATTCCATGGGATATCGCACTTCTTGAAGATTAAACGTACAGCTTTCAATTTGTGCGCAATTTTGAATAAAATACTTTTCTTGACCAGGAACGGTTGTGAGTGTTTCATTATATTCAAAATAAGGAACTAATTCTAATTCGACTTGCTTGAAATCTAACAATGCATTCAACATTATTAGACCATCATCCATCTGATCACCAGTGACGGTTTGCAAATTTCTGGCCACTATGCCTGATAAATACCAGGATCGTGTTATCAGGGTTTGAGCTAACATCGTCATAGGGCGCCCTCCCTGGCAAGAAAAGGGCTTCCATCCTTAGAAGCCCCTGTATTAATAGTTACACACCAAATGCAAAACCTAAAACTGCTAAATCAAGTGAACCAGCACTGATTTTATATTGAATTTTAGGTGCACCTGCATCTAAAGAAACAGGCAACACAGTGTTGTTATACATATGCGCAGTTGCACCCGCAACTGTTGCAATTAGACCAAATTGATCGCCAGTTGCGCCAAATTGTCTAAGATTGAATGTATCTGCTGCTGCATTGGCAGTCCAATCAAATTGCATACGGACTAATGCATTTTCTTGAGGAGGAACTGAAGTTGGCATAGAAACAGCGGCATACGTAGCACTGGTTAAACTTGTGCCAGCACTTATTGCTGCATCATATCGCCATTCACGCCAGTTACCATCACCACTCATATGACCTTTAAATATATCTGATGTTCCATCAGTATTTACAAAGCCAATCAAACGCCATGAATCATATCCAAATGGCATTTTAGGTGATGCATTTGTCGCAAGTGTAAATAAACCTGATGTAGTACCGTAACCACGTGAGTCACTAATCAAATAAACTGCATACATTGTATTAGCAGCTACTGTTCCGTTATCTAGTCCATTTTTTCCAGACACTGTAATGTCTAAAGTTAATGGAGCAGCAAATGTTTTATTTTCTGCATTTGGAAATGCTGCACCTAACACCATATCCGTATTATTTGCAGAATCACGACACATACCAGCAGAAATATCTATTTTTTCATCAGGAGTTGCCGCATTATTTGAAATTTTCAACCCTTTAATGGCTAAAGGTGGCAAATTAATTATTGATTCTACTTGATCAACCATAATATATACCTCGTATAAGTTGTGTGTTCAAAGAACACTATTTATTTTTAACCTTGAGACAATGGAACCAAAATACGCATGGAGTATTCAGGAACAATTACTGAACCATGAACCTCATCATAAATCATGCCTGTTTGGTTTTGTCCGAACAATGAACCATAAGTCAAACGTAAAGATGCACCAGTATCTGGGTCATTTTCGTTTGCAGTATCATATGGTTTTTGTTCTGGTAAGCGAGGCATAGCAACATAGAATGCTTCACCACCCAATACTCCTCCACATCTATGAGAAGGGAAGGTTAGTAATTGCATACCAGCAGCAATAGGATTGTTTAGATTTTGATCTCTACCTCCTGCCCAATTTAATGCAGGAAATATATTCAATACGACATTACCTGAACCATCAGATGCTGCGTTTGCTGTTACACGGAATTGAACAGGGTTAGCAGAAGGTTGATGGCCAATGAATGTCAAATAACGCATATTTGGTTGACCAGAAACGCCATCTGCAAATTGGAAAACGTCACCAGAAAATACAGCATTTGCATCACTAACTGCACTTGCACCACTGACAGTAATTTGAGTTACATTTTGTCCAGTTGCATCATTTGTTGAAACAACAGTCAATGTATCTCCATTTACACCAGTATTACCAGAAGTGTGAAGTGGCATTAAGTTAGATTGGTAGTATTCAACAGGAGGCGTACCCCATTCACCAATTTCCCATGACATTGCAATCTCGTCATTTCGACGTGGTACGAATTGGTTGATACCGTTACCAACAACACTTGGAACTACAGTATCTGGCAAATACACTTTCATACCTTCTGCCACAGAACCATAGTTTTTAAATAACATATGCATTTGTGCAAGTTGGTTGAAAGAACTAATCGCAGTTGAACCATTACCAAAGAATCGATAAGGACCTGAGAATGTATTAACCGTAGAATCCAATTGTGAAACAACACTTGAATCCCAGTTTTTTGCTACATTTGATTCTACACGTGTGGCTAATTCAGCAATGAATGATTTACCAAAAACACGCATATAATCTTCTTCACCTTTTTCTAAGTTGAAGATACGTTGTTGTGCGGTTACAGCGAATGAACTGTTGTTTGCTTGGTCAGCAACTAAGTTTTGAACTCGTTGAACAGCAGGTTGAAAATCAGCTACCAAGCCAGCAGCAGTCACTGCACGAGGTGGTAGGTCAAAAGTTACGGTAGATCCCAAGTTGGCTTCGATCTTATCGAAATCTTTAAATTTCATGTTCGCAGTTGATAAATGCGCACATAAGTTTTGAAGCAATGCCAAACTTGAGCGTTGGTAGGTTTGTACCGTTTGTAAAATATTATTAGGAAATACAGCCATCCTGGCCCCCTTAATGAATAATCATTAAAACCTTGGATAATGCTGTCTAAATATGTGAATTAAGTTCTATATTTTCTTTTTAATTCAGACATACTTGGAGTTTGTCCATTATCCGTCCCTGTTGTAGAAGGTCGCAGTTGTGATAATGGTTCATTTGGTAATCTTATACGGCTTGCATCAGCATTTTGCTTAATTGAGTCAGCCAAACGTTGCGCTTGTTTAATAGCATCATTAGGTGACATATAACTCAAACTTTCCAGTTGAGCCATTTTGAATCTGTCCTTTCCTAATTCGTATAATACATCAGCTGCATTATCAATATGTTCAGCGAGTAGCTGAACAGTATTAGGAAATCGCGCAAATTCTATGTCACCGGTTACACTATCAAAATCAGTATATTTTTCTTTGCCTGCATTAACTTTGCTTAAAAATTTACTCACAATTCCTTGTGCTTGCTCTTTTTGACTACGCTCAAGATTTTCTTTTTCCCAAGCGTCACGCTGTCTTCTAGCTTCATCAGCAACAATCTGACGTATTTGATCATCATTTGAAATATTTGGATTTTCATAATTTCTTTGATTCTCACGAGGAGATTGGCTGAAATTATCCGTATATTTCTTCTGAGCATACTCAGGCTGTTCCGTACGCAACCTACGATCACGTTCAACAGCTTCCTGCTTTGCTCTTTTAACGATGTCATTTACATCACTCTGAGTAAACGTTTTTTCACTACCAGCCTCTGAGTTTCTGGATTCTCCAGATTCCACAGGTTGTGTTAATACCGGTGCAGGTGAAATATCCTGACCCGTGTTCATTCCAGTTGAACTATCCATTTTTGCTTCCTTGCTATTAACCCCGCAACGGTAATGGCATTCATTGCCTCCCTACATAACGTCTAGGTCCCGTACTATTAACCGCGTAACCGTAAAATCCTCTAGTAACGCAAGAGTCTCGTTTGAAAATGCAAAATAATATTTAAGTTATTTTGTACATCAAATTTTATTATACGTACAAATATTGTCAACTAAAAGATAAAAAAGCCCCAAAAGGGGCATAATTTATGGATTAGGTGTAATTGCCATCCAAGCCAACGTAACCGCACCCAATGTGGTTTGATTCATATTTACTTGGATTTGGTTATCAGCAGGGATTCCCCAACTAGATACCCGATCACTTTTATCTACTGCTGTTTTTGTTGCAACAAAGATAACTGAATTACTACGTACGCCAGTTGCCGGATTGATAATAATTGGATCATTTCCTAATGGTACTGAAGGAGAAACACCATAATCAATTCTAAAGCCAGAATCTTTTACTGTACCCGCAATATCTACAAAGGTAGCAAAGTTGTCTACTACAGTAGCAGAATTTGCCATTACAACTTTAGTTTTAGTTGCATCAGACGCAGAAAAGCTTTTATCTTTTATTTTACCTTCTGCATCTGCAAACACTGCAAAATCGTTAATTACGACGGGAAGTTCAACATTTCCTTCAGCCAAATCTGGTACTAATTGAATGACGCCGTTTGTTACTGTTACGCGACATACGATTAGATTTCCCTGATTTTCATCTGTCGCACTTGCATTGTAACGTACATGAACTTCATCTTCTGGTCCAATTGTGTAACCTTGTAAATCAGAAAAAGTGAGATATCCAGCAGCAGTTAGTGTTGCCAAATTATCTGTTACTTTTAACATTTTAAGATTTGGCGTCACACCACTATTGGCAGCAATAGGAAGAAGGGGTTGTAAAATAGCCATTTTTATATTCCTTTATATTAATTAATAATCACCTTGAGGTTTATTCATTTTGTGACTCCAATTACCTTTTGAAGTCCATTTCATTTTACCGCTGTGGCCTTCTTTATCTGCGCTATCTTTACCACGCTGTAAAACCCTTTCAATACCTCTTTGATGATCGCCGCTAACATGCCGATTATCTTTAAATTCATTTCTATCCATTTTCCCCTCCTTGGGATTTTTATTTATAAATAATAATTTTGACAAAAATTAAGCAGTAGGGAAACCCTAATTACCTTTTATGCAATTTTTTTAAAGTTTCTGCTAAATGTGCTCTTTTTTCTGCCAGTTTACCATATTTTCCTGCCGCTGCCTTTCTTAGTTTCTTTTCAGGAATATCCTTTCCTGCAGGAACTCCCAATTGTTCTCTTAACGCACCTTTTTTCATATGCATTTTTTGGATCCATTTTTTAGCCATTTATTTCTCCTTTGTGAAAATTGCAACATGCGCAACTATTTTCCTCATGTTTATATTTTTTAAATCCTAACCGTTCTGAAAAAATCCACCATGTAATGTAACAACATAAAATAGCATTTATTACATGCCAAATTACCGTCAAAACTACACTTTTTGCAACAAACGTCCAATCTCCTATGGCCATGATTTGTATAAAATCATAAATTAAAAAAGCGACTGCGCCATCTATAATTGGTGTTTTTTTTTAATCTTTCCTTTTATATGCTTCATTGTAAACTGCATCAATGGCTTCTTTTGAATTTTGTGATCCTGCTACCTGTCTTACATTCTGTTCTAATTGTCTTTCAGACCATCCATAGAATTTTTTAATATCTTTCATACTATCATTTTTTATATTGTATTGGCTTAATTTTGACCTATCTTTTACTACATTCGGTACTTTTCTTCTGCTCATTGTTTTTTCCATCCTTACCTAATTTTGCAAATTCTTTTTTTTCTTTTAGTGTATCCAGTTGAAGTGCCCATCCAAATGCTGCCCATCCATTTATAAAATATTTAGTATCAAAATTCATGTATTTCTGTATCCCAAGTAATTTGTGGATTATTTAATTCATCATCCTGTAGGGCATCTAAAAAAATTGATTCATACTGTCGGCTAGCACCCCCGTTATTATCATAAAAAAAAGATGCTTGATTTTCAGAAATATTATCTGGTTGTTCATTATTCACTGACATTTCTATAATCCTTCTTGTCTTTCTTCTTTTATTTCAGCATGGGCTGTCGCCCCCGCAGTTTTTCTCATATTTCTAGTTAATTTTTCATGATGATCTAACGCAGATCGCGTTATATCCATTTTATCTCTTTGGTTTCTCATATATATATCAGAATCAATTTTATTATGTTCAACTTCTAATTTTAACATGTCAATTTGATGGTCTAATTGCATCTTTTCTTTTTCTAACTGCAATTTCTGCATTTCTATTTGATTTTTAAGAACTGCTGGATTCTGCTGCATTTCTTGTTGCTGTTGTTGAAGCGCCATTTGTTTTTGCTGCTGAACTTCTTTTAACCATTCATCAACCATATCTTTAAGTTGTGCAATCCCTTTTCCTTCCATATTTTCCAGCACAAAATTAAGACCTTTTTCATTAATAAACTGTGCAAATAATTGAGACATTCCCATCATTTCTTTAACCATTTGAAGTGTACGTGATTTCTGAACTTGGAAACTTGCGCCCGCTTTAATAGAAACTTGTAAGGCATTACTTTTGTATTTAAATGTAGGATCATTATTTTGATTAATCGGCAAATAATATCTTTTTCCCTTATCGTCAGTCATTGGTATAGTTCTAGGTGTTACCCAATATTTAGGAATTAATTCTATATATATTTGAGCGGCTCTTTGAAGTCCATGCATAAAGCCGACCACATACGGCATAGCTGCTGAATTTGATTGTGTAGCTGATTCGACAACTGCAACTCCAGAGAGTTGGTTATTGTTAATTCCCAATGAGGCATCATATGATCCTAATATTTGTTGAATTAATGAGTCAGTCCCTTGGAAGGTCTGTGCAATTTCAGGAGGACAAGGAATTTTTGGAATAGGAGAATACGGATTTGGAATGGCTTGATCCGGATTGTTATCAAGGAACGCCTTATGTACCAAAACAGATTGTTTCGTGGGGTCTAACCATGCATCTAAATATTCTTGTTGTTGCGGCAATGCCTCTTCAGCAACCGCAAATTTATGTTGAACTTCATTCTCGATTGCATTGGCTAATCCAATACCCGCTCTATTTTTTAATCTCTGAGCATCTCGTGCATGGTAAACATAAGGACGCGTCATTTGTCTCACATCCCCATTGTTTTCTCCACGTATTAAAACCGAATCGCCATCTACAAATACCAATGGAAGCATCGTGAAATCAGTTGATTCATACTCAATAACTAAATTTTCTATTAATCTATAGCGCACAATATGATCAATCGTTGTGGTTCTTTCACCAATAATTGCCGGAGGGACACTATTTAAATGAGGCCAGTTAGAAACCATATCGTCATATTCTGCTCTTGGCATGACGCGACCATCTATTGTTTGAACAATTTTTTCTTTTTTTGGTTTCTTTACATAATAATCGGCAACAATCAATGTTTCTTTGTTGTTATTCATGTATGACCATCTAAAGCCACTAAAATCTTTTCTGAAGGTTATTCTATCAGTGGGTATTTTTGGATATTCCCGTTCAAATTCTTCTTTAGTCATGGGGAATAATTCAAAACAATACTGACCATCTCCTTTATGCGACATTCTACATTTTGGATCAAAGCCACATAGCGTGGGATCAAATACGCGCTCAATATAAATATTCTGTTTAAGTGACATGGGCGATTCATAATCTGTAAAAACTTTAAATGTAGAAAATCCACCTGATAATAAATCCTTATAAACTTCATATCGCGTATGCTCATTATTATCATCATTTAACGCAAAACGCATGTGGTCTTGAACCATTTCAATGGTTGGCGCACTTAACGAATCGTGTTCTTGTGCACTCACCTGTATCGCTGGTTCTTGCTTACTAAATTCACCTAATAAACGTGAAATATATGCTTCTAAAATATTAAATTCTAATTGAGGAAATCCTAATGCTTGCAGCATTGTTACATCATCTGAGGATAAAGAGCTCTGGAAAACAAATTGCCTAAAATCATTAAACCGATCATAATTTGGTTTGAAATAATCATAGGAAGTTTTTATATTTTTTTTAATTGATTCAAGTTTATCTTGACTCTTTTTACCAGGTAGGTCAGCCATGAACACATCCTTGTGTTGAATAAATTAGACTGTTATAAAATTTTGTTTTATTTTATCAAGAATTTGTATCTTTTTTGCTATTTATTTCTAATTTTATGACACTTTCTCTCAAAGATGCTACTTTTTCAAACAAAAGATCGATTTGGCTTTGAATTTTATCAATTTTATCTTCTATAGTATCTCTTAATTTAAAATCATAATTTTTATTTGCCATAAGCTTTCCTTTTTAAGTAGTCAATCTTACGTGATTTCATTTGTAGCTGATGAGCAAAGTCAATAGTGTCTTTTGGTTCAACGTGCGTATTGATAACTGTTCTATCTATCAATGCTAACTTAATAGCGTCATACATGGTATCGCAGTTAGAATTTAAAATATTTTCTGCATAGTATGTACCATATTGCTCAATTGTTAGATTGAAGACGTTTTTTCTCTCTTCTATCTCTTTGATAGCGCGCATCCCACCGTTTATAACACGCTCTCGCTCCACATCTTTTAGCATTTTTGGTCTTTCGAATAACTTCTCGTCCGCATTCTTCACATTTGATAAGTCTGGGCTTGTTAAGACTTGTTTTTGCATTTTCACGATGCCAAGAGATACCTTCATCACTTGAATGCCACTCTTTAGTTTTCTCTCGAATATTTTCCAAATGCTTAAGTTCTTCTGGTGTACACTTTTTACCTTTTCTTTCAGATGCATGATGTTTAAGGTGTTCCTCACGTGAAATGCACTCAAGATTTTCAAAGGTGTTATTAAAGTAATCACCGTCCTTATGATGAACAACATAGCCTTTAGGTACTGTCTTTCCGCTATAAAATTCCCAAATCGCCACATGCAATCCTTTAGGATTTTTTCTTCCTGAATTTGTAGTTGCGCGGCTAAGGTAATAGCGTTTCGATCCCATAAGGTTATATTCGATTCCATTGAAAGTAATAGTTTTCTGTATCTCCATCTGATTAACTCCTTTAATCTAAAAGGATTAATCTTATCATCATCAGAGAGCGTGTCAAGACGTTGAAACTTATTGTTGGCAAAGACGGGATGCGCCCCAGTACCAGTCAAACCAAATCTAGTAATGACTTTATGACTTCCAGTACATTCAGTCGCTTTTACATTGCCGATGCCAAACGGTGTGATTACCTTATCTCCAACCTTCATGTCTTCTATATTCACATATCCTTTCGTAGTAGCAATTTTAGTACCAGCTACCAGACAAATATCGTCATGTCTATGTGTGTCGTTATGCGTAATCTTACCCATATGCTCAATACACATCTTAGTATGTTTCGCTCCAAAAGGTAGAGATATGAGTTTCCTCGCCACAAATGGTTGTGCTTCTAAATATCTAGTCGTTTTACTTCCTGATGCCCTAGTACGCGCTACATCTATTATTTTTAAACCTGGTATGGTTTTTAATACAGAAGAAAGCGTAACGCCAGTAGATTTCTTTTCTATGGCAACAAAGGAGGGTTGAGGCTTATGAACCAATGCACTTGCATAAAACTCCATAAACTCGTTCTCAAGGTCTTTTGGTTCTACTCTAAGCTCTAAACAGTCAATCCAATATAACCCATACATTCCATCAAGATGAGATCCATTATACATAATCTTATGTACGCCCCAGAAGCTAAAGACAGATGCATCATTGTAAGTTTTATCCGTTTCTGCTGTGTCAATTGTTAAGAAAGTGCATTCTATTTTTGGTGATTCATGTACCGTAACAAAGTCATCAATCTTAAAAATACCTCCTCCAGCTGGTGAAGGATTTTGTTGGTGTTGAGATGCAAATACATAAGGATTATATTCTGCTTCATTCATTAATCTTTGCTTGGTCCAAATATTTGGCGCCAACGCATTACCTGCCCCATCCAAAGACGGAAGAATTACTTTTTTCCAATCATTACCATCTTTTCCGTTAATCAAAAACGCGGGCAAATCATCTTCATGAAGTCTTTGGCCAAGAAAAACAATAGGTACTAATTCACCACGCGGTCTCGTTTTAACCGTCTGGTTATAATTATCAATCACATGGTGTCTACGCGTATCAGAAAATACTTCATCAGGTTTATGCGCATCATCGTACATAATACCACCAGAGAATCTATCTAAATTCGGCAGGCCAGCATCTTGACCTACAATTGAACCTGAGCTACCAAATGCCATTACACGACCACCCGCTGTCGTAGCAAAATTGCTTTTTGATTTAGAGTGAGGGTCAATATGCACATTGAATAATTTTTTATAACTAGGAAGAGTCATTATAGCTTTAATTTCAGCAGTATTTTTTTCTGCTAATGACTGAGAATGCGCTAAATATAGCCATTTGCAATCAGCATAATGCGTAAAAGTCCAGGCAACAAAATAAGATGCCATGGTTGATTTACCAGAGCCTGGGAAGACATTCAAAACAAGTCTCAATGTCTCAAGTTTAAATACTTTCTTAAGCTCACGAGCTATTGTCATATAGTGAGATTCACGCCCCACAGGCTCTGATAACTCAAACTTACGGTTATTACGAATGTAATAAAAAACCCTCAGGAACTCTAAGAATGAACCTTGAAGTCTATATTTTTCTATTTCTTCTTCCGTGAAGTGCATATGTTATTTCTTCATCCCTTTTGGCTCATCCAAACCAAAAGCCTTTTTTTGAACTGCAATTACTTTATCTTGTTCAACTTTAGTCATCGGCATATATTTTACCTGCTGAACATACACATCAAATAAGCCTTGTTTAAATATTCTCTTGACTCGCTTCATGTCTTGTATTCCATAATGATAATGTTTTATAAATTCCACGGCGCCCTTTCAGAGCCTGGATTCTTGGCTTAATTCCACAATCTTGATTCCTGCATTGAATAAATATCTTATCTTCAATTTTATCTATCCATGCAGACGGCACTTTCCCGCAAAAAGGACAATTTTTAACTTCTTCATCCATTGTTCAATTCCTGTGCTATTCTAAAAGTAAAAAGGAGAATGATTATGGGTAAGCATAAACATGTAATCATTATTGACGATGAAAGCTCTAGCTCTTCTGAGTCTCCTAAAAAAAGACCCGGAACGCCTCTTCCGTCTCCAATGTGCATTAATAAAAATACATTTGTTAATAACATTAATATCCCACAAACCAAAAAAGTAGAAGCAGAATGCTGCTCATGCTTTGGCGCATTATTCCAATCCTGGTTCAAGAAATAGCATCACAGGGACAGTTACATTTAGTACATACAGAATACATTGTAACTGTTCCTTCCACTCTCATTGGTGCTTTACAACATTTGCTCACAACCAACCACCAAAATAAAACTTCAGCTTATCAAGGAACTTATCTCGTTCTTTTTTTGAATCAAACCAAACGCCATATTCATCATATCCATTACATTTAAACTCAATTCCATATCTATTTTGATGGTAAGAATCTTCGTCATAATCATTTAGCCAAAATGAGTCAATCTTATCTAAATTAATCCATTCATTCTCAGAAAGCTGAAGAAATTTAATCATAACAAGCCTTATCTACAATTGAGTTTTTATATGCCTGATACATTATCGATGTATTAATAACGCTAACTGTACAAAATACCAACATCGATATAATAATTACCATCATTTTTAAATCATTCATTCGGACTTCCTTTTAATAAATATCTGATAACTTGCTCCTCAGTCCACTTAGGATGGTCTTTCATCACTTCTCGTGCAATTTCTGTATCAAGCAGATCATATACTTTTATCCATTCGGGCAATTCCATGGCTAAAATCCTTTTCACTTAAATAATGAAGGTAATAATATAAACGCACAGCCTGCTGAACAATGCTAGCTTTGCTCTCACCGAACTCATCTGCTAAGGACTCAATCTTGCGCAAGTCTTCTTTTGATAGGCTTACGCTGAGGCGTTTATTTGTTTTCATTTATTTTATCCAAATGAAATTTAATAATATCTCTACATGGTTTTGACCAACAAAATCTTTCTGCGCTTTCTAAAGTAATAAAATCAGCAATAACAAAATCATTAAATAATATTTCATATTTCTGAGTTTTAATATTAGGGTTAATAGATAATTTAGTCATATTTTACCTCCACCAAATCAGATAGAGCTTGATAACGAACATAATCAGATAGTAGATTTTGTGTATTTCTCATAATAATCTCCTCGTTATTATGCTTAACACTTTAATCACTTCTTAAGCACAAGTAAACTGGGAATTAGGGTTTAGTCATCAATTAAATCTGAAATTGTATGGCGAGCAGCTTCACGATGTTTTTTTAACATATCTACGATAGATAGAGACTTGGGTTTGAAATACCGATTACATTCGTCTATTAACACAATAGTAAAAACTAAGAGCCATATTAAGCAAACAAAGCCAACAGCCGCTAAAAAGGGAATTAACAAATAAAATAGGAATGACATCAATATTCTTTTTCAAATGATTCTTTGTACGCTTCTCTTGCGTCTCTTACTTCTTGCACTTCAGTCGCAACAATCAGGTGATCTTGTTTGATTTTTTTCTTATCAGACCAGCCAAATCGATTAGCAAAATAAAGCTTAGTTAAAGGGCCATTTGCTTTCGGATTATCGAGATTATTTTTAAGCCATTTTTCCCAATATGCTTGAGAATTGTTCTTACCGCGTATAAATGCGTAGGAAAAATCAGGATGAGTTTTAACCCAAAGATAAAATGTTGTCTTATCGATATCATATTCTGCACAAAATTCGGTCACTGAATTACCAGCAGAAAGGTAATCTTTTGCCAATTTAGGCATTTCATCGGTATATTTTGTTGGTCTTCCCCGATTAGCCATTTGTTCAATCCTTAAGCAGCTTCTTTATTATCTGTATGCTTTTCATGATATTTATCTTCAGACTTCTCAAATTGTTTATGAGCTTCTTCTTCACTCATACCCAATTTCATTAATTCTTTGATTGTATGCTTATATTCTTTTGATCGTCTGTCAATTTTGGGTAATTTTTTTTCTTGGTCTGTTCGTGATTCTAATGGATAAACAAACCCCTCGCCATCGCAAGGAATGCAGTGTTTTTTTATAAAACCGCCAGATTCCATTTGACCTGAACCGTAACATGTTTGACATAATCTTTTAGACATTTGGATTCCTTAAATTGGCCTAATCTCATAATAAATATAAAAATTAGGCCGGAGCGTTATCATGGAGAATAACATTTTTATTCTATCATAAATTGAACTATTTACTATTATTCATTGCACCGAAATAGTATGACAGTACCAGCATCACGCACATTTTCCAATCAGCCAATGATTCTTTAAGTAAACCAGCTACCCACGTTGGAAGATGAGGAACACAGCTAAGTCCCACCATCACAAAATATCCCAATAAAACGCCTAACGCTAAAAAGGCTACTACCCAATCTCTTTTACCAGTGGTTTTAACCATCTCTAATTCTCTAATACGCGCGTTCTGACGGTCTTTTGCTTGGATATCTAATATAGCTGCCTCATGTTCTTTTTCGAACTGTACGAGCTTTAAATACGCTTGTGGGTCTTGTTTAATCTTTTTAGCAATGTCATCTTGATTTGAGGGATCAGCGCCAAATAACGACGCGACACCAGAAATGATTGCCCCCGCGCCAGGCACAATACTCCCAACAATAGAGCCAAGGGCTGGGGCCACTTTAGAAATTATATTTTTTAGACCCATTTACCTGTCCTTATCATTTGTGCCAATTCTAGCGCTCTATAGCCTGTCTG